CATTGAACGGGTACGTTTTCCTTCGTATCTCAGTAGGTGATTTAATGATCTATATCAAACAAATATAATACATATGTTGGCGAATCCAAGTCCGATTTCAAACTTGGTATACCAACAATCTATTATATTTGTAATTGATCGCAGATAGTTAGTCAATTTCTGTGATAAGAAGTCCTCAGATGCTCAAACCCTTTGAAAAAGGTTTAAACCAAAGAGGCACTCTTATATATAAAACAATTATGAAAACAAATAATCTAATAATAAAAAGGTTATTAGGTTTGCTTTTCAATAATCATTCTATAAGTAAGAAATTTATAACAACTGTGGAGAATATGAGAACCAAATCTGGTTTGCCATTTACTATCAAGTATATGAAAGCTGCAAAGCTTCATATTACTAGATATATAAGTGGTAAACCTTTAATGGTTAACAATTCTCTAGTTTCATTAAAAGAAGGTTTTCCAACAAAATTCCTTTATTTGAAAGAACTTATAGATAGTGGTAGCTATATAAACAAAAGATTCGTCTTAAGTTTATTAAGCTATACACGATCTATAGTTCCAACAAAAGAGGAATCAGCCAAAGTTAAAGTTGATTGAAGTTCAATATCAAATCCCTATAAAGGGAAGAAGTATACTATACCTCTTCCTTTTATTAAGGATTTTGTACGAAAGTACTTTTTGAGCTTCAAACCTGTATGGGATGAAGATTTACACTATCTTAGTAATAAATCCTCACCTCAAGGTAAATCAACTTTATTTGGTCCATTTGCGCTATTCCAGATGATTCATTCTTTTCCGAGTATGTTAGAGAAATTCAATAACTTACTTGGTGAGAATAAATTCGATAAAATGATCGGAAATTTCTGTAACATTATGTTAAGAGATAACCGAGCATTTAAATCTGGAAATGCACTAAATGGAATTGGAAAAATCTCGATTGTTCATGATCCTGAGCTTAAAGAGAGGCCTATAGCAATGTTAGATTACTATAGTCAACTCCTATTAAAGCCTATACATGACGAACTTCTAAAGAAACTAAAGAAATTCCCCAGTGATAGGACTTTCACTCAAAATCCTTTCCACAAATGGAATAAATCTATGGGTAACAGATTCTGATCATTAGATCTTTCTTCTGCTACCGATAGATTTCCAATAGACCTTCAAGAGAAACTTCTAGGTGTCATGATGAATGATACCGAGAAAGCTTCCCTTTGAAGATCTATTCTTGTGGATAGGGATTATAAGCTACCTAATGGTGATTCAATACGTTATAGTGTTGGACAACCAATGGGTGCTTATAGCTCATGAACAGCCTTTACACTTACACACCATCTAGTTGTAGCCTGAGCAGCAAAATTATCTGGAGTTGATAATTTTACTGATTATATACTTCTGGGTGACGATATCGTTATAAGAAATGATAAAGTCGCACAAAAGTATATTACAGTTATGACTAGACTTGGTGTAGACATCTCTGTCCCAAAGACACATGTATCTAAAAATACATATGAATTTGCTAAGAGATGAATACATCATGGTGTTGAGATTTCAGGAATACCACTAAAAGGGCTTGCAACAAACTGAATAAATCTACCAATTGTTATTAAACAAATAGTAGAATATAATCAGCGATGTGCTCACCTTTTTAGAGGTACAACGGTCGATCTTATAATATCTGTGTACAAAGGTATTAAATTAGGAAACAGGTTTAAAACTGTTTCTCA